CCACCATCAAATAATGCATCAGATGTTTGTATCTGTATCTGTGGATTAAATAATATTAGTGTTTGTTCTAATATCTGCATTTGTGTATCCATATTACTACTATACACGTGTAAATCCATTGATATTCTATACGGTGTTGGCATAATCTGATAAACAAACCTACTATCATCCGGATACACTCCACCAGGTGGAGTATACAACGAGCTTTTAGTAGTATCAGTACCTTTATATCTATCAGTTGCCATTGATATATTTGTCATATATGCAGACATAACAGGTAACCGCAACGGTAAATTCTGCGTATTATTCCCAGCAATTGATGCAGTAACTCTATCCATGCTACCATATACAATAGGAACTTCAATAGTTTTTATAGTACCATCTTTTGATACACCAGACTTAACCTCAGTTCCTCTAAATATTTCCATGAACTGAACAATGTGTTTTTTAAATTGTTGATGGTAAAAATAACTCATACTTTAACTCCAAATAATTTCATTACTTACCTAACTTGGTAACATCAATACCACTTGTAAATGGATCAATAGCTGGTTTTTTACTGTTATTACGCATACGCTTATCTTCTTCCATGAATATCCATCTACCTTTTGTAGTTGAGTATTGATATAATCTAGCTGGAATTGGATCTTTAACGTTACTGTAAGTTAATCTATGATAGTCTTTATTGCTTGGATTTTCAGGGTAAGCATCACCTTCGGTGTACGGCAACCCATTTGGAGGTAATGCATCTTCCTGTAAATACTCTTTTGGGTTAGGATTTAAAGGTGCTAAATTAAATCCTAACTCTAGTCCACGCTCAATTTCATCTGATGGGACTAATTGAGTATCATTATAACTACCACCTACTTCAGGTACCTGAGTATCAGCTTCTGCTCTAATACGTTTACTAGATTTTAATGCAGTGGTGTTAAACATTTCTATACTGTCAAAGAAGTCATTATTTAAATCGCCTACAATATCCATTGTTTCTTGTGATGCTATCATTGGCTGAGCGGTAACAGAATACAAAGTTGGTTGCCACCCAGGTGTAAATGACCCAGAGTCCCAAGCAACATCGGTCACCTCAAGATACTTACGCACTGGATTTAATTGAGTATCAAATTGTACTTCGCATAATACATCTAGTACATCACCGATTACTATCGGTCGGTTTAAATGCTGAACTGTCATATCAAAGCCAAATTTGAAATTGTATTGATTTTTAAGGTCGATACCAAATTGACTTAAATCTGTAGTAACATCTATTAAATTATAATATGCTTTCATAGTAATTGGATCTGTAGAATAACTACGATCTCTATTTTCTAAGAATCCCATCTCATCTTGAATATTAGTAATACCAGTCTTAGTGTATTCTGAGAATGATAACTTTTTAACGATCCATAAATCAGTAGCACTATTATAAGTGGTTGGTACCACTCTCCAATATCTAGATGGAGCACTTTGACGTATATCTACCCAATGTGGTTGATCATCATCTGGTAGTGTTAATAATGCAACACCAACCCATGTTATACCATCATCAGAGCGTTCAACACGGGCTTTAGTTATTCTATTTTTAGCTAAAGCGCCTTGTTGAATATAAACAGATGTAACGTGATACTTTACTTCGGAGTGAATTGCATACTTATCAATATCGGTACCTTGAATCTTAATAGGTCCAAAATCATATCCAATATAAGTATCCGGATTACGCACCCCACATCTATTTACAGAATGCCATTCAGTATCATCATCTTGAAATACGTTTGCAACAGGAAACTCAGGGTACTCGCTATTAGTTATAGGAGTACCTGATAATGGCAATAATTCTTTTTGTTCGTGTATACCTAATAGCTTATACACTAACACACTTGTACCACCGATCATGAGACCTTCAGTCACATAATCATTCATTAATTTATTGCTTAATTGTTCATCAAACATCTGAAATGGACTGTTTTGATGAACAATTGGTGAAACTACTCGTCTTGGATTATATGCCATATTATAATTTCGCTGTTAGTATAAAAACCTAATTAACCCCAAATAAACGTACTTTCCAAACCAATATTTTCTGGTTCGTTAGCAATGTAGTTGTCGATCTCATCTCTACATTTTTCAAAGCAGTTATCAGCGTGTGTTTGCATATCACTAGCATTCAAGGTAACAGATCCACCTGCACCAGGTATCGAGCCATATTTGCCACGTATATTAGCTAGCATCATATAAGCTTCACCTAACGCCCAAGTAAGTATCCATTTACCGCATACCCGGTCTAATATAAGTTCTTGTTCTGTACGTTCAACAGTACAGTCGACTAACACTCGTTCAGGTAAACCAATATTTTGATAGATGTCTAGTCTACGTGAGCGCTCATTAAATCTATGCACTATACGGGTTGCAAATAATATTTCCATTAGTTCCGTATATTCAGCAATAATATGGTATGAAATTAAATCCATACCCATCGTTGGATTATACATCCATTGCAAGAATTGTTGTGCGTAAATACCGTTACCGCTAGAGCTAGCCATAAATGAGCTGTTACGTCTATAAACACCTTGAACATCAACAATACGATTTAATCCAACTTTTTTATCGGTTAAGTAATATTGTTGCTTGTTTGATTCAAAATCTAAAAAGAATATAGCACGTTCATATGCGCTACCTGATAACTTACGGAACATGGCTAATGCAAGATCGACACATAAATTTAATTGTGCTTTATCTAATTCGATTTGAATTGATGGGTACCCTAAGCACATTAACATATCGTTAATTAGTTCTCGACGCTGAGCTAGCGATCCGTCTGTACCAACCCCTATTTGCTGCTTCATTGGAGTTTGTGGTACTGCATCTGTACCGATAACTATAGGTTGCAACACGCCACGCGGATTAGTAATTGTAAACACATTTGATTCGTTATCGCTATTTACATCTGGTACAACTATACGTGACACACTACCTACGGTGTTACTGGTAATTCTAATATCACCATGTAGCAACTCACAGGTAGCTCTTGCATCAGCAGCAATCCATTGCTTATTAAATTTGTATAGTTTGTGTTCGGTAGTGTTATACCATAAGTCATTTAACTTAGGCTTTAAACTATTTGTTGAATACATGACTGGTTGCCAATTGCTACCATTCCATGTAGATAATGTTCTGGTAATTGTGTTATACCAGTATTGTCCAATCTGAAGATCAGTCGGGTCGTATGATAGGGAACATCCTTGTACAGTAGTCCATTCAAAACCGTCGTAACGCGTAAAGATAGTCCATTCAGAATCATCGTAACGCTTAAAGGTATTATTTATCGTATCGTACCAGTACGTGTCGATCACAGGTTTTGGATCTACTGCATTAGCTATATAACTAACGTCTACCCATTGGGAGCCATCCCATTGATGTAAGGTATTACTATACCAGCAGTCACCTGTTCTCACCTTATTAGCTACCGGGTCCGCACCTGTTAAAACAGTTAGCGAAGCCCAATTGCTGTACACGTCATCCCATGCATTTAAAACATCATTATCAACATCGTACCAATACCAGTCTCCTGGCACTATAACATCAAAAGTACTATTAATGATATCAATTGGTAGGATACCCCATGTTTTTGCAGCTGGGTCATATCGATAAACTTTATTGTCAACAGAATTATACCAATCAATAGCTACTTGAGTGGTTGGTTGTGCACCAACTACGATACTCGTAAGCGTCCATTTACTTGCAACTAATTGATATACTTTATCAACGTTTAACCAATAGTATCCGTTATAATACGATGAAGGATCGTGAGCACTCGAATGAACAGGTAATTTTGCCCATTTAATTGATCCACCAACATAATTAAAGAAATCTGTACCATCTGTCCAGATACTAGTTTTATTTAATACAGGTCCATTACATGGATTTGCATTTAAATATGTTTTCTTTTTCTTCCATACATTGTTATACTGATATGCGGTAGTACCGTCAAACCAGAAATCAGTTGTATCTAATTGAGTTAATGGCTTATGATAGCTTATAGCATTCATATTATCCCAACCGGTGCCATTCCATTTAAATAATGACGAACCGTTTTGCCAATAACCTCCTTGTATCCGATCAGGTGAAACTGTACCAGCATAATACTCAGTAACATTTTCATCTAATCCATCAAAGGTGTATAACACATTGTTTCTCAAGGCTAAACCGTTAGTGTTTAACGGTGTTGCTCCTTGATATGTGTTATCAATCTGAATTATACCTAAGTTTATTGCATCAACCAACTCAGTATAATTTGTAGCTGTTACTTGAAATTCGTGTAGAACGTCATCGATATAGATAGCAAACTTACTATCTATATCTAGACTATCTGTTTCTAATACACCTAAAGTTATATCTTGATAACCTTTAGTGCTTTTGGTTTCATTAGTTAGCAGCAAAGGTAATTGATAACTAAAGACCCCACTATGGTAGTTTCTAACATTATCGATCGCGAATCCAGCAATATAGTAATTAAGATCATGTGAAATATCCGTAATAACTAGTGATGTAGTGGCTTTATCATTATAAAACACACCCACTACTAAACAATCACCTATTTTATCACCAACATGCTTATTAGCATCAGCGGTGTTGTCCGCTTCATAAATGGTGGTGTTTACAGGTCGACTCCCTTCGATTGGTTTTGTATCTAACAACACCAACAACCCATCGTAGGTTGCTGGTGGTAAATTACTGTTATCAATATTAGCTGGTATTCCCCAAGTAATAATAGCTGTTGAATCTGAGGTACGCTGAAAATCAATAGATATTCTATTACCTTCATCATTAATAGTTAATGGAGTATCTTTAAATGGAGAATACATGCTCATATATGTTTTACCTTTTAATAATTAAGCTGGTAACTGATTACTTACAAGACTAGGTAAACTATCACCTACTACGTTAGTCGCCGTTACAGTGAATTCATACACATCATCTACCGTCAATCCTGCTACCAATACAGGTAGCAGGGAATCGTGTGCTGTATAAGTTGGTTGCACTGGATCAGTTACATTTGCAGCGGTTACATTATACATAGTTACTGGTCGACCATTATCACTTTGCGGATCGAACATTACACTAATTGACCCTGGTGTAACAAGGCTTGCAACTATATTAATAGGTGCCACCGGTACTAATGGTGCTGACATAGATACTGGGTTTGTTGGAGTACTTGGTAAACTATCACCTACAGCGTTAGTTGCAATAACTGTAAAGTCATACAGAGTACCATTAGTTAACCCGTCAACAGCGATTGGTGAGGTAGTTCCTGTAGCAGAAATTGCATCTGGGTCAGATGTTACAGTGTATCCAAGTATTGCAGATCCACCATCATTTGGAATATCAAATGCAACTAGCGCTTGAAGTGCTGTAGCGGTTAGTGATGCAATTGCGTTAGTTGGTGCAACTGGTACTGTTGCTGCACCTTGAGGTGTAACTGGAGCACTTGGCGTACTATTAGGTCCATCACCCGCGATATTATGTGCAAATACTTCGAATGTGTATGCAGTACCATTAGTTAACTCAGTAAATATAATCGGTGAAACTAATGATGTGAGTAGAACCCCACCTGGTGATGATATCGCTGAATATTCAAGTATTGGTCTGCCACCGGTTTGAGTAGGTGCAGTAAATGCAACAGAAGCCTGCTCATCACCAGCAGTTGCAACTACACCTGTTGGAGCACCTGGAACATCCCAAGTAGTAACTGATCCACTGTAGCCACTGCTTGCACCAGTACCCACATCACTAATTGCAAATACTTCAACAACATATTCAGTGCCGAGCTCAAGTTGACCGAAAGTAACTGGTGACGCTAATGTATTCTGTGTATCTGAAGTTTCAGTATCTACATTCCAAATTACTGCGTCGTAACTTGTGATTGGGCTACCACCAGTAACTGTTGGAGCAGTAAACGTTACTTCAATACTACCTACACCAGCATTAACAGCAGTTACAGCTGTAGGTGCTACTGGTACTGACCATGTCGAAACATTTGCGCTACTTAAACTCCAGGCTCCATTACCTACACTATTAACCGCTCTAACTCTAAACTGATATACCGCACCTGATTGTAACTCGTCAACTACTGTTGGTATATCCTCAGTAAGAGTAGTAGAGGTTAGTTCAGTATCAGTGTTATATGATTCTATTTCATAAGAGTCAATTTGACCACCAGTTATTAATGGTGGTACCCACGAAACGCTAACAGCTCCTACACCAACACTAACACCAGCTACATTAGTTGGTGCATGTGGTACATCTAATGGTATATAATTATTGCTTGCAACTACACTTTCAGGGCTAGGACCGACAGCATTTATAGCACGTACTGTGAATTCGTATTCAGTACCATTAGTTAATCCTGTTACTAAAATTGGTGAATCCATCCCAGATGCGGTAATATTACCTGGAGTAGCTGTTACTATAAATGCAGTAATATCACTACCATCATCATCACCAGGTGTAAATTCAACTAACGCTGAAGCTGCACCTACATCTACATTGTCAATAGTAGGTGCCATTGGTACATTTGCAGCCGCCATTTGTATACTTGGCGCGCTAGGTGCGCTGTAACCTACAACGTTAACAGCTGTTACTGTAAATGTTAAAGGTTCGCCGTTAGTTAATCCAGTCACCACGATTGGTGATGCCACCCCACCTGCCCAATCACCATTACTTGATACAACTGAGTAAGCAACAATTGGACGTCTACCTGTGTACACAGGGGGATGGAAGAATACTGAAACTTGACCGTTGTTAGGTACAACTGAGTATATCGCAGGTGCATCTGGTACAGTTGGAGCTAATGGCGTTACATTAGATGATAATGCACTAACAGCACCCTCACCAATTGCGTTTACCGCTGATACTTTAAAACGATATGCAACATTATTTGGTAACCCAGTTACAGTAATAGGTGACTGTGTACCTGTTGTAAGATACTCACCAGTGACTGTAGTTACTTTATATGATGTAATCGAACTATTACCATCAGTTATAGGAGCTGTAAATGATACAGTAGCTATGTGATCATCTACTGTTACAGTAGTAATTGTTGGTGCACCTGGTGCAGTTCTAATAATAGTTGGGATTTGCGATACACTTAACGCGTATTCAACTGTAACTGCTGTTGGGTGCGTCGTGGATACGGTAATAGGTACAGCTGGACCTTCATATGCAAAAAATTTAGTATTAACTACATCAGTACTATCTACAGTATAAGTTACTAACTGGTCACTATAAAATACTCCAGTCGCTATATTTCCTAATAATATAGGTGTTGAAGTGGAGTTTATATCTACTGATCCAACATTGTAACTACTAAATGGAATTTCAAATTTATTCGTAATAATTCGCGCAACAGTGCTTTGACCGTTGGGCCAACTGGTCTGGACATCGGCATTAAAGTCTATCACCAACTTCGTTGGATTATTGATTGCCATGATTGGTATTCTCCTGCTCTAAATAACTAATATTTATAACTTTATAAATATTATCATATAAATCCACCTAAATACTCGTAACACCACCAATTATTTCATGAGTACCCAATGTCATTATTTAAAGTCAGCAATTCTGTAAATACTAATGTGCTAGAATCATTGATTCCTCGTGCAATGTTTAGTAGAAACTTGGTATATGCATTAGGCAGCAATATCCTTGGACAATTAGGTGTAGATCCAGTCTTATCGCTTAATAATGTACCTAATATTACCGCTGCAGCTCAAATAGCTTGCGGCACAGATCATTCTTTCATACTACTTACTGATGGATCACTACTAGCTTCCGGTGATAACTCATCCGGACAGCTTGGTTTACCGGCTAATACAACTACTTTTCAAGTTGTTCCAGATATTTGTAATATTACATACATTAGCAGCAATGGAAATAACTCATTTGCTGTAACGATTGATGGTAAATTGTACGCATGTGGTCAAAATCTATCAGGATCATTAGGATTTGATAATGCTGATACATATACCACGTTTACATTAGCGCCCGGTATAGATAATGTCGTTAAAATAGCTAATAGTAAACAACATACCGTTGCATTATTATCAAACGGTACGGTTATCTCATGTGGTAATAACAGTAATGGTCAATTAGGGCTAGGAAATACAACAAATACATCTACTTTTACTGCAGTAGAGGGTGTTGATAATATTAAACAAATTGCCTGCTGTGATAGTAGCACGATATTATTAGCAACTAGCGGTATATTGTATGCATGTGGTAATAATAATTACGGTCAATTAGGGTTTGCATCCACCGACACCACTATCTTCCAACAAATACCTGGAATTACCGGGGTAAAATCAATATCAGCTGGATTATCACACGTAGCTGCTGTAACTAATAGCGGTTCTGTATATGTTTGGGGTAGAAATAACTTTGGTCAGTTAGGTGCAGGTTTAGCACTATCTAATAAAACAATGACTCCACGTCAAATTACAGCGATAATTAACGCAAAAGCTGTATATTGTGCATATAACTCAACAAACGTGCTATTAACTAACGGTACTGTACTAACATG